AGCCTACTCGTGGTTCAGCTAACGCTAAAGTTGCAGAGACTGCCGTAACTATCCAGAACTCTGTTGAGTCAGAAGTTCTGATTAACATCAACAAGCACTTTGAGTTCTCTCGTTTGATCGAAGACATTACCGAAGTACAGGCTCTCGCTTCACTGCGTCAGTTCTATACTGGTGATGCAGGTTATGGTCTGGCTAAGCAGGTTGACAACGATCTGTTTGCACTGGCTAAGTCTTTCGGTGATGGCGATGGTTCTAGCTACGTTAACTCTGGTTCTTTCCAAATTAACACTACCTCTGGTGCTTTGGAAGCATTTGACGCTGATGGTGCTGCTGACGTTGGTGACTTCTCTGACGCTGCGTTCCGTGCGCTGATTCAGAAGCAAGACGATGCAGATGTTCCTATGGACAACCGTAGCTTCATTGTTCCTCCTTCACTGCGTAACGCTATCATGGGTATTGATCGCTACACTTCTACTGACTTTGTTAATGGCAAAGGCGTAGAGACTGGCAAGATTGGTAACCTATACGGTGTTGACGTATATGTATCTACTAACGTACCTGTTATCGACACTACTGGTGGTGCTTCCATCCGTGGCGCACAGCTGATCCACAAGGACACTAATGTTCTTGCAGAGCAGCAGGCTATTCGTTCACAGACTCAGTACAAGCAGGAGTTCTTAGGTACTCTTTACACTGCTGATTGTTTGTATGGCGTTCAAGTCATGCGTCCAGAAGCAGGCTTCACCTTAGCTGTTAAGTAAGCTAAACTGGGGGATTCTTCGGAGTCCCCCTTTTACTTTTCTTTTCTTTTATTACAGGTGTCTGAATGTCCAATTATACAAAAACTACTAACTTTGCGGTTAAAGATACTTTACCTTCAGGCGATGCTAATAAAATTGTTAAGGGTACAGAAATTGACGCAGAGTTCAATGCTCTTGCGGTAGCTAGTGCTACTAAAGCAAACAAAACTAACCCTTCTTTTACAGGCGAAATCAGTATAGGTTCTGCTAGTGTTAATGAAACAGAGCTAGAAATATTAGATGGCGCTACAGTAACCACTACAGAACTTAACTATGTAGACGGTGTTACTTCTTCTATCCAAACACAGATAGATACTAAATTAAATTCTTCTACTGTTTCGGCTTTCGGTGCTACACTGATTGACGATGCAGACGCAGCTGCTGCACGTACTACTCTAGGCTTAGGCACTGCTGCCACTACAGCCTCTACAGACTACGCTACTGCTGCACAAGGCACAACTGCTGATGCGGCACTTCCTAAAGCCGGTGGTGCGTTAACAGGCGCTGTAACAACTAACAGCACATTCGATGGTCGTGATGTAGCAGCAGACGGCACAAAGCTAGATGGTATTGAAGCTAGTGCTGATGTAACAGATACAACAAACGTAACTGCTGCTGGTGCTTTGATGGACAGCGAGGTGACTAATCTAGCACAGGTTAAGGCTTTTGATTCTGCGGATTATGCCACGGCTGCTCAAGGTACTTTAGCTACAAATGCTTTGCCTAAGTCTGGTGGTGCTATGACAGGCGCTATTACAACTAACAGTACGTTTGATGGGCGAGACGTAGCCACTGATGGCACTAAGCTAGATGGTATTGAAGCTAGTGCAGATGTAACGGACACAACTAATGTAGTAGCAGCTTTAAGCGCAGGTACAGGCATTAGCTTGTCAGCAGGTGGTGAGATTGCTAACACTGCCCCTGACCAGACTGTAGCCCTTACGGGTGCAGGTGGTACTTCTATTTCAGGTACATACCCTAACTTTACTATTACCAGTAGTGGTGGTAGCGGTATTTCTTTGACTGATCTTTCCGTTACAGTTGCATCTGTTGGTACAGCTAACCTAGCTTACAATAACACTAGTGGAGTATTTACTTATACCCCGCCTGATCTATCAACGTATTTGACAGCTTCTAGCACAGCGACCCTGACCAACAAATCAGGCAACATCTCGCAGTGGACTAACGATTCTGGATACACTACTAACACTGGTGATATTACTGCTGTGGTTGCAGGCACAGGTCTATCAGGTGGCGCTACCAGCGGATCTGCTACCCTAAACATAGACTCTACTGTTGCAACTTTAACTGGCGCACAGACCCTGACGAACAAAGCCCTAACATCTCCTGCGCTTACTACCCCAACCATTGAGGGTGGAGCAAGTGACTGGCAGTTCTCAGTCTCAGGTAATGACCTTATTATCAGCTATGGCGGCACTTCTAAAGCAAAGCTAGATACTTCTGGTAATCTTACAGTAATAGGCAACGTAACAGCTTACGGGACAGTCTAATGGCTTTGCCCAGTAGCGGTACTATAACCCTTAATGAAATACACATTGAGGCTGGAGGGACTACAGGAACTCTAGCCAGTATTAACGATGCTGACATCCGCGCACTAATTGGAAAAGCTGATGGTGTTGAGATGTCTTTCAATGAGTGGTACGGAGCAAGTGCAGGTATTGTAGTAACAGTTACTGAAGGTTCTGACATCTTTGCTTCCGCAGCATACTATGGGTTTAGAGAAGAACAGACTCCAGACATTGGTTCGGTATCACCTACAAGCATAACTTTTGACGGTAAGACCCATCCTGTACGTGACGCATATCGCAGAGTAAACAGAAGCGGTGGTGTAGATGACGATAGTACATCTGCGTTTTGGTTTATCCTGTATAACGCTTCTGATGGCACTGTACCGGCTGACGATTGGTTTTCCTCCGTTGAAGTACAAACATCAGGTGCTTCAGTTACATTGACACCAGCAGAGGCCACAATTGTTACATCAGGTTCTGGAGCAACTGGCCGTAAAGAATGGAGATACTTCTCTAGTGACTTTACAGCTACTGAGCTGACAAACTTTGCTGCTCAGTGGGATGGTTCAGGTACGTCAACAGTGACTTTTACAGAGTAATTAAATGACTATTACATTAAACTACGACACTCCCGCTGAAGGTCAAGTTAGACTTGCAGGAACTTATGAAGCAGGTGAAATCTCTGGTTCTTTCTCTTGTCCTATCATATACAATGGGTTGAGTCAAGACATAGCTACAACTGAATCAAGAACTAAACTTACTATCCAGGAATCTTTAGATTCTGAAAATACTTAACTTTAAGGAAACAAACATGAAATACTTATTAGCACTAGCAACAGTAGCCCTTATGGGATGTAACACATTTAACGGCGCTATTGATGGATCGCAAGAGATTCTGACCAACACTGTAGACTCAGCACAGACTATGGTTACTGATACTGCTAAGGGCGTAGCCGCAGGTTCTGCCACTGCTGTAGAAGGCATTGCTAAAGACATTCGTTCAGTATCTGAGTGAATAGAAGGGCTTCTGAATGATCGACCCGATAACAGCGATTAGTATAGCGACCAATGCTTTTGGCACTATACAGCGCATGGTTAAAGCTGGGAAGGGAGTAGAAGATACTCTCTCTCAGTTGGGTCGGTGGTACGGAGCCGTTGCTGATCTCAATGAGCATAAGCGCAGGGCAGAAAACCCGCCTCTCTTCAAACGAATTATTGCTTCTAAAAGTGTTGAGCAGGAAGCAATGGAGATATACGCGCACGAAAAAAAGATCAAGCAACAGGAAGCAGAACTCAGAGAACTGCTGATGTACACCTACGGCCCAGAGGGTTATAAAGAACTGGTGGCACTCAGACGCAAGATCAAAGACCAGAGAGAGAAGACTGTGTATCTACAGGCTAGGAAGCGCAAGGCATTCTTTTGGAATAGCATTCAGATCGCAGGAATAGCTGTACTTGGATATGCTGTTTATTTTTTATTCGCACTAATATTAGGAGCCATGCATGGCGACGGTTAAGGAGGCTCTGATTCGCTTGGAAGGGCACGAAAAAGAATGCGCGATCAGATACCAGAACATTGAGAAGCGATTAGACGAAGGCTCCCAGCGATTCAAGAAAAGCGAAATGATGCTGTGGGGTATGTACCCACTGATAATCGGTTTATTCTTAATTGAGAAAGGCATACTGTAATGCTCAAACTATTACTTGGCCCCATTGCAGAATTAGCAGGTGGGTTCCTAAAGAACAAAGCTGATCAGGCTAAAGCGAAGCACGAAGCCAAAATGAACGTCATCCAGAATGATGCTGACTGGGAAGCAAAGATGGCTGATGCTTCT